AAGTTTCGTTTATCACGCCGGGCTTGTGGACGTCTACGGTCGAGGTCAGGTTGTGACCATCACCACCATGCCCGAAGCCCTGACCTCCATCCTCTCCGAATACGGGCTCACGGCGCCCTGCGACCCCCGCTGGATTGCCGCAGCTCACGCCTGCGAGTTCCGCGACGCTGAGCCCACCATCCGCACCGTCATGGCCGCTTGCCGGCTGTGCAGCAAGCGGACGCGCGAGGACAACGAGGCCCTGGCAAGGAGTTACGGGATATGAAAACCATCGGCAGATGGCTGATTGCCGCTACAATCGTTCTGTTGTCCGGCGTGGCGCTGGCCTGCGGGCTTGGGCTCGTGGCCTTCACGGTCATGCGTGTGATCGGCGTAGACGGGGCTTCCTGGTCTGCCGTAGGGTGGATGCTGATCGGTGGCGGGGCGGCGATGATCTGCCTGTTGGGTCTCGACCATTTGGACGTCTCCGGAGACGAGGTAGACCAGTGACCACGACAGAACAGATGGATCTCATCAAGCGAGCCGAACACCTCGCCGGAGACATAGCCACACTGGCAGCGGCCATCGGTGTGCGCCAGCAGACGGTATACCGCTGGCGCAACGGTACGCGGAAGATGCACGGTATTGCTGTGCGGGCGGTGGAGCAGTACATCGGGGAGGCGTCACATGCTTGATGCCAACCCCGACCGCTTCTTGGAGGCCCAGGCCGACGCCCACCTTGAGCGCGAGTGCCGTCCTACCTGCGAGTGGTGCCCGTCCACCGGCCCGCTGCGGGTCTTCTACGGCACGCTGATGTGTAAGCGGTGCGCTGATGAGACGCAGTCCATCTGTACCGAGTGCGGTGGCTGCGACATCGTGAGCCCCGATGAGGGGCCGGACTACTGCATGGACTGCCGCGCTGTCGAGTGTACGGCGCCGGTGGACTGGGACGAGGGCACGCCGCCGGAGGGGGAGAGATGATGAACAGAGATCATGCCGCCATCCGCGCGGCGCGAGAGGGGGAGGGGAAGTGAACGACCGGAAGGAATGCAGCAACTGCGAAGGGTCCGGGCGCGTGACTCGCTGGGGATACTACGGAGACGAAGTTCCGTACAGCAGGGTTTCGCAATATCCGCGCGACATTCCGTGCGACTCGTTTCCGGATGACGGCAAGCCACATCCGTGCGTGGTGTGCAAGGGGACTGGGCAGATTGTGTTCATGAAGGCGAGAGAGGGGGCGCGGTGATGGACCTGAAACACTGCCGAATCTGTGATGCGCCCGGCGCCTACGAAGATGGTGGACAGAGCATTGAGGAACACATTGCCGTCGGCAGCACCGATCCGTGGTGCGAGTGCGAGTGTTGCGGGAACACCGAGCGGTACCACGACTGGCAGGACAGCGAACCGCTTGACTCACCGCTTCGCCGCCAACTCGCCGCCGCGAACGAAATCACGATCAACGACGTGGTCGCCTACCTCGGCAACTACGGATGGGCCCTGGTCCGCGCACCGCTGCCGAGCGCACACTGGGCCCCGGCCGCTCCAGGCAGCGCACCGATCGCCTACTACCTGTGGGAGCTGCGCGGAGCGATCGCCGACACGTCTTTGCGGTTCTACCTGCCAGACGTTGCCGGCGCGATCACGATGCGGGTCAGGGCCGTTGATGAGAACGACGTGATGGGCGAGTGGTCCGACGTGGGCAAGTCTTCGGGCGGGGCGCTGCCTGGGGTGGGGTTTTAACACGGGGGTCAGCGATGATTGAGATCAAAACCGACAAGCCGTACACGGTGTTTGCCGAAGTGCTCGAACAAGGCGCCATCGACCAATTCGAGAGCGCCATGAATCAGCCGTTCACGGTGCGGGGCGCACTGATGCCCGACGCACATCAAGGCTACTCGCTGCCCATCGGCGCCGTGGTCGCCACGGATGGCGTTGTCCTCCCGTCGTGGGTTGGCTATGACATCGGCTGTGGCATGTGCGCGCTGCAACTGGATGAGGACGCGGGAGACATTCGGGCCAAGGCGAAGGAGATCTGGGACGGCATCTATGCAGCCATCCCTGTCGGGTTCTCGCACAATGCCCGCGAAACGCGGTGGCCTATGGCCGATGAGTTGCCGAGAAGCAACGCGCTGGATGAAATCTTCGGGCGCAATGGCCTGCGGCAACTCGGTTCACTTGGCGGCGGCAACCACTTCATCGAGATCGGCAGCGATGAAACCGACAGCGCATGGATCGTGATCCATTCCGGGTCGCGCGGCATCGGGCACGCAACGGCGTCTCACTACATGCGCGAGGCAAGCGGAGACGGCAAGGCCCGTGAAGGGCACTTCGGGTTCGAGGCCGACAGCCGGGCCGGACGCGAGTACATCGCGGACTTGGACTTCTGCTTGGAGTTTGCGCTTGCAAACCGCAAGGAGATGCTGCGGAGAATCGTCGGCGTAGTCTCGGGAGTTCTCGGGTCTCCGGGAAGCGATTGGACTTCGCCAATCAACCGCAACCACAACCATGCCGAGTTGCGGGACGGGCTGTGGATTCACCGCAAGGGCGCGACCCATGCCGAGGCCGGGATGATGGGCGTGATTCCCGGAAATATGCGCGACGGGTCTTTCATCGTTCGGGGCAAGGGCAACCCCGCCGCTCTGTGGTCAAGCTCACACGGAGCGGGCCGCGTGCTGGGGCGCAAACAGGCCAAGCTCACGCTGAACATGGCCGACTTCGAGAGCACGATGGAGGGCGTCACGGCGCTTGTGACTGCCGACACGCTCGACGAATCGCCGTTCGCCTACAAAGACATCTTCGACGTGATGCGCCAGCAGGCCGACATGGTGGACGTGGTGGCGCATGTGATCCCGATTTTGAACGTGAAGGGCTAACCAGCGGCACGCCGCCGGAGGGGGAGAGATGATGGACAAGTGCGAAGCGTGTGGACACATCCGCTACGTTTTGGCTGGCGACAGCTTCAACGGCGAGTGTGAAACGTGCTGCGTGTGGGCAGAGCGAAAGATGATGGCCGCCGACAAGGAGATCGCGGCGCTCAAGGCCGAGCTTGCGCGGTACACGGGGCCGCTGACGGATGAGCAGATTCAGACCGTGCTGGATGCGTGCTACTATCTCATTACGGGGGAAGTCGTTCAGTTTGACGCCGCCATCCGCGAAGTGAGGGGGAAGTGATGTGCGACACGTCCTGTTCTTTCATGCGCCCATGTGGGGGGCCTTTCTGCCCATATGACATCAAGCCGACATCGGCCAGCGTTAGAAGTGATAAAGAAACTACCGCTTCTTGCGCTGAACAGATCCATCCCGAGCCGATGGTCCCGCTGCGGCTGGTGGAGGAGATTGATAACCAGTGGAAAATGTTCTACCTCGGGGCCGCTCACGGCGGGGAACTGCGGTGGGAAGAACTTGAAATCGCCATCCGTGCGGCGAGAGAGGGGGCGCGGTG